CGTTGTTTAATGCAAACCCAACATCATTTTCAATAACAAAATACTTAAAAACAGCAGATGGTCAGTGGGATACTTCAGTGCTTGCTAAGTACATCGTACAAGGCATTATGACATTTGATGTTGTAGGTAACGGTGGTGCAACTGTTTCTTCAACCCAGTACGCACAGTTTAAAAAGACAATCCCACTGTCTGGACTTGTAACAGGTGACGTATTTTCAATGCACATCAAAAATGGCGAACTGAAACTGGACGGGCAATAAAATGGCTATCAACACCGCATCACGCTATACCACCAAAATTGACGAAAAGTCACAACAAGTTATAGCAGTTACTCAAAAATCTAAAACCGTATCGTACTCTAACTACGTCACTAGAGCGGGAGAATCTTTTGAAAGTATTGCAACACGTCTATACCGAGACCCTCGCCAATACTGGAGAATTGCAGAAGTTAATCCGCAAGTAAAGTTTCCAGATGTAATTGAAACAGGGACTTTGATCCGTATACCTTCATGATTTTTAAAAGCAGTTATCCCAACTCTCCCGATGTATCGGTAGTGCTTAGTGGTGTGTCAGTGGACTACACCACTATTCAATCTGTATCCATTGAAACTAACGAAAATATGCATGACATTGCAACAATAACCTTTTCAGGGTTTCTTACTAAGGGCATTACAGATTATGTTGGGGTTCCTGTTTACATTTCAATTGGAGTTTCTAATACACGGTTTATTTCTTTTTATGGGTACGTCTCGTTTATTGAACCAGTTATGGAAACTAGAAAAGGGTTAATCAACAACAGCCCTGTGCAAACCGCTATTGCTACTTGTATGAGTGCGTCTTATGACATGTCTAATACTAAAAATAAGATATGGCAGAAAGTGACACTTAATAATTTAGTGCAAAGTATTGCAAGCACTTATAATTACTCATACTCAATCCCTATTGATAACTATGTTTTTAATAGCCTATTACAAAATAAGATGTCTGATTGGGATCTATTAAAGAAGGCATGTACCTCTATCGGGTACTGCATGACAACGTCTGGCACGCACATACATGTGTACGACCCTTATAAAGCAATATCTCGTCAATTGCCTTATGTTGAGTTACTTACCGTACGTGGGGCATTGGGTAGTATGGCTTACCGTCCTGGAAACATCATGGAATTTAGAGGACTCTTTGGAGACGTTACATTAGACGGTCCTGTTTCTAACTATAACTTTGTAAGTGTTGACTCTTCAGGAACCGTCTTAACGTCTAATAGTGATGACACTAATTTTACAAAATTAGGTGAAGCCGTAGAGCGTAAATACACGCAAGAGGTTGCTACAAACGTAAACTCTATTGAAGAATTAAACAAGTACGCAGAAGCATCTACAAAGACTAACTACCCGTATAACGCTACCGCTGTCGTTACTGGAGTACCAGACCCAGTTCCTGGATCAGTAGTAAAGATTGATAACTACGACTCATATTTTGACGGGTACTGGCTAGTGCGTGGTGCTAAACATATAGTTACCCGCTCTAATTATTTAACAGAATTAACAATATCTACGGACTCAAACAACGGTGCTACACCAATAAAGCAGCCTGGGTCTGCCTATAAACTGCCGCCAGAACCTAGATTATCTGGAAACTATTGGCTTTCTAGTACTGAATTTGCAGATGTTTATGCTAACTAACCCCGTATATCGTGCAATTGTTACGTACTCCAGCACTGCTACTGGAGAGATTAAAGTACGTATCCCAGCCCTCACAGGGCTTTCCGATGTTGTTCCAATTTCCAAAGTGGGTCGGACAGCGTACAATGGTATCTGGCCTGTCCCCTCAATTGGATCACAAATTGTAGTCACTGCTGACGATGACCGTTTAAACAATGTATTTTGGGTTCAAGTGTCTCCTGACGCTCCGACTTCCTTAGCCCCTATTCAGGCACAAGTTGATGCCCAACAAATACAAGTTGATGCCCAACAAATACAAGTTGATGCCCAACAAGATCAGATTGATGCCCAACAAGATCAGATTGATTATATAGATGGTCTAATAGCCAGCCAGCAGACTCAGTTAACAGAGTTAGCATCATACATAGACGCAATAATATTAGGAGTGTTTAATTAAATTATGACTACATTTAGAACACCTTTTGCTATAGCACCATCTGGTCGGGTGGAGATTGTTATGGACCAAAACAGCATGGCAAGACAACAAATTATTGATGTACTAACTACTTCAAAATCTGAACGTGTCATGCAACCAGGGTATGGTGCTGGTGCAAATGAGTTGCTATACGAACCAGTAGACACCCTTGTGTATGGGGAATTTAAAACAGATGCAATCTTAGAATTAAATAAGAGAATCAACATTGCGTCTATTCTGAACGTTGTGGTATCCCCTGCTTCTATACCTTACTTTGCCGATGATCTTGCAAGCGTTATTGAGATCTCTGTCGTCTATAAAACATCTACTCCAGGTGTGCAATCCTTTTCATTTAATATTGTTAACCCGTCTTCACTTACTGAGGAGTCCCTCTTATGAGCACTTTTGATTACACCAGCAGAGATTTTGATTCAATTAGAAACGATTTGTTTACACGTGCTAGTACACAACTTCCTGAGTGGACTAACCGTGAGACCTCCGACTTTGGTGTACTTATGGTTGACCTATGGGCGTATATGGGAGACGTCCTTCATTTTTATGTGGACCGTGCTGCTGGTGAATCCTTTCTGGGTACAGCCACTCAACGTGAAAGTATTTTAGCAATTGCTAACTTGTTGGACTATCTTCCAGCAGGAAGAAAACCTGCTAAAGCAACTATTGGTTTAGACGCTACTTTAACAACCGCAACAGACCTAGCACCTATTTACATACCACAATACACACGTTTTAAAGCCACTCCTTTAGTAGATACGGCATCCCCAGTTATCTTTACTACTGATCTTCCTATTGCATTTGTAGGTACCTCAAACGGAGCAAGTGCAAACATAGTTTCAGATGGAGTGACTTACTCTACTTTTGTAAAAACTACACCCGTATCTATTGCACTTACCGAAGGTGAGCGCTTTACGGAAACTTACACATCATCAGGATTGATATCTCAAAGAATCACTCTGCGTCAAACAGGTGCCGTAACAAACAGCATTACTGTTACAACAAATGAGGAGGGAGCGGGTTCATCAGTTAACTATGCGTATGTTGAGCGCCTTGTTGAAGGGACTAATAACAGTCGTATTTATGCTGTTGATGTTACAGCCGATAACTACAGTGTTATTACATTTGGTAACAACGTAAACGGAAAGGCTCCAAACATTAATTCAACTATTACGATAACTTATCGTAAGAGCCGAGGAAGTGCTGGAAACGTTAACGTTGGTGCAATTAAAGAACTAGAGTCAACACTTGTTCCTAACAAGCCAGCATTAGACGGTTTAGTTATCACACCAAACACTATAAAAGCAGCAGGCGGTGTTGATATTGAATCAATTAACTCTTTAAAGGTAAACATACCTGCTTCATTTAGGTCACAAGACCGTGCCGTATCACTACAAGACTATCGTGATCTAGTTTTACGAGTTCCTGGAATACTCCGTGCTACATCATATGTGACTGGTTCTACTGTAAATATTAAAGCAGTTGCACAACCTTCTGACTATGGTTCTACTAACACCCTTGTACTATCTAGTGATGATGTAAGTGCAATTCAAGAGTACCTAACTCCACGAGAGATTGCGTTTGTTACGTCTGCTGTTGGTGCGTCTGTTTCTTTGACTCCAGTTAATATTGTTGGATCAATTCGTGTATTAGATGGCTTTATTCAAGAAGTTGTGTATGACAACGTTGTAACAGCAGTCCGTGCTTTGTTTGATTTTGACAACCTTGATTTTGGTACAACTATTTCATTAGGTCAGGTTTACAGAACAATACTTAATGTAGATGGTGTTGAATACACAAACATAACTCGGTTTACAACGACTGGTAGTGACGTAATTGACACCTCTGGTTCCTTTACAGGAGTCACGCCAAATGCTCAATCCATGCTGGTTTTAAGTAGCGTATCATCCACATTTACTATTACACGTAGCGGTGGTATCACCGCATCAGGCGGTTAATAATGGCACGTAAATCTTTTAGATTAAGGAGAAGCGCTGAGGCTGGGGATGCCGTAGGGGTTGGTTCGTATGTAAGAGGACTTCCTAACACTCAACGTTCTGCTGGCGCCTCCGTAGTAGACCAAGATGCGGCGCTTAGGTCTACTGGAATTATTGCAGTCAACGCAACTTCTGATGCTTCAGTGTTTGAAGCGTCTCCATTTGCATACAACGGTGTAACTTTAAATTGGTTATTGACTGAAGACTTTACACCAATAGAAGAAGTTGTTGAATCAGAAACTAAGATTGTAGAAGTAGCCGTGGTTTATTCAAGCATTGGATACCCAGAAACAGTTGCTGATGGCAAATTACTTGTTCAAGGTGCCCTGCTGCAATATAACCACCAAACGCAGTTAACCGTTGTAACAGACTCTGGGTCGTACATACAAGAAGAACCTGCGCCAGGTAAGTGGGCGTACTATACGCTGTTTGCTTATTACAACGTAGATGGGCCAGACGGCTCATACTTCTATGAAAAACTTGCATCTTTAGAAGTGCTTATGCCTTTTAATTATGGGAGTACTGACAGGCTGTGGCAGAGAATCCCACAGTACTACCGAGAGTTAGATGCTAGTAGTCCTGGGCTAGATCCAGAGAATAACAACCGTGGACAATTACAAAGATTTACAAACATATTTGGTTTTGAAATAGATAAAACTAGAACATTAATTGATGCAATTATGACCCAGTATGACCCTTTACTTGCAGAAGCAAGTGCTGTTGAAGAACTTGCAAAGATGCTTGGGCTGGAACTAAACGTCCAAGATATTGGTGTGTCTAGAACTCGTGCTTTGCTTCATGACATTGGTTATATCAGACGTCAAAAAGGAACACAAAATGCAACAGTGGCATACCTTACAGCCGTAAGCGGTGGGGACGTCTCCGTATTCACTGGAGCCAGCGCCCCTTTTTATACCTTTGCAGTCCACTCTCAAAAAGCAAACTTAGTATCTAACCCTCAGTTTGTGGGGGCTTCGTCATGGTCTGTGACATCTGAGTACTCAGTTACTACAACTAGTGCGTCTAGTGGTATTACAATCACTGCTGGCGCTACTGCAACAAAGGTCGCAGTGCGCTCCACCGTTGCGGTACCTGTGTCAACAGACACTACATATTATATGTCTGGTGAATTTAGTGGCGCATCTGCTCCAATTGTTTATGGTGCTTTGTGGCACACTGCCAACAATTGGTCTGCTTGGAACTCTGCAACTACTGCGGTTAGTGCGATCTCTGCTGGAGTAGTTAATAGGCGTATCTATCAAATGGATACCCCAGCGTCATCAGCGTCTTTATACCCTGTCCTTGTTTTGAACTTAGCGGCTAATCAATCAATCACTCTTAAGAGGTGGATGGTTGAACCAAACAGTTATGGCGATTTCTTTGATGGTGATTCTGTTTTTGGTGGAACCCTGTACCAAGGCTTTGCCCCAGACTATAAGTGGGCTGGTACTCAGTATGCCTCTTATTCCATTTACACAGCAAATAGAAAGAAAACACAAGACGCTATTGAGCGTTTGCTTCCCAAGATCCTCCCAGTTACACTCATGGGTACCGAAGGCGGACAGCCTAAGTACAACGTGTTATTTGATTGGATTCCTGGGAAGACTTTATGAATTATATAATCGCTGCATTAGCCGTTTACAAATTGGTTCAATTACTAAATGTCTTAACTCCAAGAGAAGCAATGCCTTGGGTAAAGATCCTTGCTGGCGTCGCTTTTGGGTACGGCGCATCTTTTGTTTTAAATATTGAAGACATGTGGACTTCGGGTCTTGTTGTCGCTACACTGGCTGGCGCCTGCCACGGTGTACTCCGAATGATTACGCTTGTGGGGGACATGTCACAACGTAAATCATTAAAATAGGAGAAAACGATGCTAAAGAAATATGGGATTTTAGGAACAGGCAGAACTAGCAAGAACATTATTGAAGACGCTCTTAATGAGTTGGGCGTAGATAACAACTTTATTGTTACCTGTGGTGCCAAGCCATCAGAGTCAGAGTCACGAGTAATCAATTGGCTGATTGACATGGAAGTTGATTTCATGCTTACCCATAACGGTAAGGCTCCTGCAGAGTTTATTGAAAAGGCTTCAATTGAACGACTAGATGCAAACCCAGCAAGGGACATCATCCACTACTTGTCAAAGACCAAGGGAACTCTTTTACTTCTTTGGGATGACACATTAGTACCTGAAATGGAAGAGATCTGTTTTGATGCCGCTGACGCTGGCGTAACAATCCTGGACTTGAGTAATGGCTTAGTCCCAATTGTTGTGGACATTACACACGAAGAGAAAGCAACACCAGTACCTACTGAAGAAGTTGAGATTGAACCGTTCAGCCGTGCTGAGATGTTGTCAATGTCCATTGGTGTTCTTCGCAAGAATGCAAAGGCTCAAGGCATACATGTAGGTACAACAATGACTAAAGAACAAATCGTTGATGCAATACTCAATGACGTTCCGATGCCAGACCCAATCATTGAAGACACCGAAGTAGAAGAAGTAGAGATACTCCCACCAATTGACTTAGGTACATTCCACGTTGTAAGTAGCGCTACAAACGACCGAGCAATTACTAGTTCTTATGACACATGTATGCTTACGGCAACATTCCCTAGCGGAGTGATCATGAGCCGTCCTGCAAACGTGGAAGAAGTCAAACAGTTGTTTGGCTTCGGTGCAACTATTTAGTTACCACTTCACCTTGTCAGCCCAATAGGCGGCAGACATCTTTCCTTTAGAGATGTTCTTGGCATGACGTGCCTTGAACGAAGCATTGCGTGCGGAACCATCAGGTGAACCTTTGACGCCCTGTTGCCCAAAGCGAATGGTCTTAACGTTGTCGCCTTCTTTAGCAACAACAACATGCGACTTAGTTGGGTGGTCAGGTGTTGCTTTTGGTTTGTTGAAACCAGACACACCTGCACGTGCAAGTCGTGGGTCTTTCTTACTCTCAGCCATTATTTCTTACCTTTCTTGGAGACAGCCATGTTGTCAACAAGGTTTGGATATGGACGACCAGCGGCTTTAGCACGAGCCTTTGCTTCTGACTTCTGGTCAGGTGTCAACTTGGTTGACTTCTTCTTTGGATTGGGTTTATCCCATACTTCTTTTTTAGATGCCATGAACATATTTTAGCGGTTGAAGGGAGGGCCGTTAACAAGGGCAAGGGAAGAAAGGAGGGAAATACCCTTGCTCTGTAGTTCCTGAGGAGGTCGCCCTCCCCTCAACACTATTACACACTTTAGCACCCGATCAGGGAAGTGCCAAAGTGACTAGCGAGAGTGTAGCATGGCGACCCTAGATAGCAACCTGAGGAGCGTTATGGCACGAAACAATAAGTTGAGCGGACCCTTTTTACCTGTCCCGAGGTGGGTGCTTCCGTACATCTCTACGGACTACATCTCGCATGCAGTACTGAACCACATGCTTCAGTACCTCCACCCAGATACGCAGGAACTGACAACCTCTTATCAACACATTGCTGACCAGTTGGGCTGTGACCGCCGAACCGTAATCCGCTCTATGAAGCGTCTTGAAGAGATTGGCTTGATCGTTAAACAGCACCGTGTGACCCGCAACAACAAGAACTTGACGAACCGCTATTACGTCAATTTTAACAACCCAGTAGTGTCACACGAGTCACCCCTAGTAGTGTCCATGGAGACACTAGGTAGTGTCACGGGAGACACCACTAGTAGTGTCACGGGTGACACCCAATCAAGAGTATATAACAAGAGTAAATTTAACAAGAAAGGGAAAATCTCAATAAAGGTAGATCAGAGGCTTGAAGATGAAGAAACTTTCTGACGACTGGGGCGTCGGCTTAGGTGAAGACCCCGACAAAAAAGAACCCGCCCCAAAACAGACCCGACAGGATTCCCGAGGGAACTTGGTGTACTTCTTCCGTGCCAGTCTTCCGACCGAGACCATGGACAGAATCACCGCCCCAGTGAATGGTCCCGCCTTGATGAAGGGTTTCAAGAAACTCACCGACAAGGGCTTTACAACTGACCAGATACGTGCCATGATCATGGCGTTTGTAAAAGAGATAACACGGAGACCGTTACCAGTGGAGGTTGCGCCGTGGAGAGCATTCTTAGCAAACTTAGATAAATACGCAAAGGAAAACTATGTCAAAGAAGACGATCAGCCAACCTCAATCTCAATTGACCCAAGACTTACCGAAGAGTAGATCGTATATACATTGTATTTGCTGTGATCTTTACTTTTTAGATGCAGTTACGTTTTTAGACCATAGGTGTGCGGTATCATCGTTACCCCCTCACAAAATGGAAAAGCATGTCTGACTGGAAGAGTTCAAAGTATTGGCGCAACCGCCCCGTTGAAGAACGGGTCCGTAACCTGCGTGTACCACCTCGCTACAAGAACAGCACGTTTGCAAACTATGACGAGAATGAAGGTTCTCCTGCATTCAAAGATGCTGTCATCAAGTGGACAAATAACATTGAGAAGCGAATGGAAGACGGCATGGGTTTGTATATCCATGGCAAGACAGGTCTTGGTAAGACACACATGGCGGTAGCCGCTTTGCGTGAAGTTGTTTCAAAGAATGAACTCAGTGGTTTGTTTATCTCTTACGACATCTTCGTTGAGATGGTGCATGACTCTCGTAACAACGATGGCGAGTTGCCTGAGATGTACGGCGATCCAAACTTGCTTAAGTACATGCGCCGCATTTATGACATCGTTGTTGTTGACAACTTGAATGCAGACCGCTTGACTGAATATATGTCCAAGACTGTGTCAAGCATGATTGAGTCTCGCTACGACATGCAACTGCCAACAATCTTTACAACAGAAATCAACCCCGACAAGTTACCAACTCTGTACAGTCCACGAGTGCATTCCATTATCAAACAATCATGTTTCATTATGGGAGTAACTGGTGCTGACTACAGGTTGGAGCACTAATGTTCGGTAACGATATTCAGTCATACGATGATGTTGGATACGGAGTTATCTTTGAAGAACTACTTGCTTCTCCTCCTGGAGGGTTTAAAGGTATTGGTAGTTCATTGTACAAAGCACGCAACAACTGGAACCGTGTTCTTAACTTGTGGGAGTCACACGACCTTCCGTTGAAGTCGCTCTATGACACAACGCATCGTTTAGGTATCGGTGCAGAGGTGTACACATTCTTGGCAATAGATGCAGTTGAAGCAGTAGACAACTGGCTACAACGTAAAGGAATGTCTCTTCCAGTTCTCTATTATAAAAATGTAGGAGAACTTGAATACGACTTGCGTTTCAAGAGATCTGTCCGTACAATCTTCGTTCCACACCAAGAGCAAGCATTCGTGCTTGGACTTCGTGCGACAGTTTCATCTCCTACGAGCGCTTGGGTTTTCTAATGGCATCAACTGAACATCTCTTAATCAGCAAGGTTATTCAAACTGCTGAACTTAGTGAAATCATTGATGGTGGACTTCGCCCCGATCACTTCAGTGGTGAGTGGTCGGACATCTGGCTATGGGTTCTTGATTACTGGCGTGAGTACAGCGTGGTGCCAAGTGCCCGTGTCTTCAAACAACAGTACGCAGACCTTCGTTTGCTTAACGCTGAACACGAACCATTCCAAGCACTCATTGATGAGATCTACGTTGCCTACAAGCACCAGCACTTGGTTAGCGCAATCACATCGGCTCTTCCAGCACTTAACAACAACGAGACCGAAGAAGCATTTAACAAACTCTCCGAAGGCTTGCAGAAAGCATCAGTAGAAGTTGCACGACTACGAGACATTGACCTCATGGAATCATGGGAAGGACGGTTAGCAAAGTATGAAGAGATGCGTAACACCCCGAACGGTCTACGTGGCATTCCGACAGGCTTCTTGGGTCTTGATCGGATCACTGCTGGTCTTCGGCCTCAGCAGTTGGTTACATTCGTTGGTGAAGCGAAAAAAGGTAAATCATTAATGACCTTGATCATGGCGGATGCGGCTCACAGCCACGGCATCACGCCAATGTATGTTTCGTTTGAAATGAGTATTGAAGAGCAAGCGGCTCGTTATGACGCCATCATTTCAGGAGTGCCACATACACGCATCATCCGAGGTGACTTGACTGCTCAAGACATGGAACGAATTTCAAAGGCATTGAAACTTCGCAAGAACATGCACCCGTTCATCATGACCGAAGATACGCACTCTCTAACAACGGTCAGCGCACTTGCTGGAAAGGTGCAACAGCACCGACCACGTTTGCTTATCGTTGACGGTGTATACCTCATGGACGATGAACAAGGAGAACCAAAGGGTTCACCTCAGGCATTAACAAATATCACACGCTCGCTTAAGAGGTTGGCACAGCGCTTTGACATCCCTATCATCGGGACAACACAAGTGTTGTCGTGGAAACTTGGAAACAAGAAGTCACGACAGATTACGGCGGAAGCAATTGGTTACACATCATCGTTCGCACAGGACTCAGACCTTGTGCTCGGTGTGGAATCAGATCCTGACGTAGATAACCAAGCAATCATCAGAGTTATCTTGTCTCGGTCATCACCTAAAGGTGAAGTAAGAATTAAATGGGATTGGGAAAATATGAACTTTACGGAGGTTGATGAAAATGACAATGGCGACACAGACAACTGGTACTACTGATCTTTCTAATGTTCTTATAGAACTTGGCGTAGATGTACGCCGAACAAGTGGTCGTGAGATTTCAGGATGCTGTCCTGTACATGAGAAGCGCACTGGTCGTGCAGATGGTTCTCCTTCATGGTCAATGAATGCAGAGAGCGGTTTGTGGATCTGTCACTCATGTGGCGCTCGTGGAACACTTGCTGGTCTTGTTTCAGAACTGACAGGTAACCCTGACAGTGTTTCGGCTGTTAACCAGTTATTGATTGAGACAGGTATCAATCGTCTTACTGCTCCAGAACGGGTTGAGTACCAGCCAGAAGTTGATTGGGTTTCATACAGTCGCTTTGAACAGGTGCCCCACAAAGAGTTAGTAAGGCGACACCTTGATGCAGACGTTGCGTTAGTTCACGGCATCAAATGGAACATGATGAAGAAAGCATGGGTTATTCCTATTGTCTCTCCATTAGGTGAACTTATGGGTTGGCAAGAAAAAGGTCCTGAGTATTTCAACAACCACCCAGTTGGTATAAAGAAGAGCAGGACTCTTTTTGGTATTGAACGCTTTCAGTCAAGGACTGCTGTTCTCGTTGAGTCACCACTGGATGTAGTGAGGTTTGCATCATCCTTCGGTGGTATGCAAGCACTTGCCACATTTGGTGCCCATGTAAGTCACGAGCAAATGACTTTGCTTTCTGAATCTGCAGAGCGAGTGATCATTGCAATGGATAACGATAAAGCAGGAACTGAGTCCGCTAAGACTTTGCTAAAAGTATTGCCACGTTTCCGTGACGGTATCTTCTT